TAGTCCATACCGTACAAGGATGATACTTATGTACAGCCTTGTAAAGTGTTTGCTCGCGATCGTCGGGTAAAACATAATACTGTTGCATTGTTTTACCTGAAACTGATCGGCGCTTTTCGGGTTTACCATCAAGCATACGGTGCGCTGTTGATAACATTTGCGCAGATTCAATAATCATTTTTACGACGTGCTTATCGCAGTGCAGTTGAGCTGCTACCACTGGGTCGTTATCTAATACAAATACGTTCATAATATAATTATATCAAAGTTGTGTTATTTGTACACTACTTTAACAATTCAGGAAATGCTGCTTCAACTAAACTTTTTGTGATTTTGCGATATTTTTTATTTTGTAAATTAGTGATTGTTCCATCCTTAGCAGCGCAAAGAATAGCCGCGTCTTCTTCGTGAATTTGTTCTAAAATGCCAATAAAGATTTTTTCTTTCTTAAATTGTGCGATCTTATTTGCTACTACACACATTCCAATAGGCTTAAAGGCATTAGATAGAGGAGCAGGTTCACGTCCTTCAGGACATACTTCAAATGGTGGTTTACCCTTTGGCAAATCCAATACAATTTTATCGTTATAGCAAAGCTGTAATACTGACTTTACTTGCTTAAACGCGTTTTGTTTTAAATAGTCGATTCGATCATTACGATCTTCGAGCTTACATACTTCTTCGAATACTTCGTGTATATATTTTTGCATAATTTAGCTTTCGTTTACAAAGAAGTCTTTTGCCGATTCAACCAGCAAACTACATCTTTTAGTTATTAAATAATTGAGTACTTTCATATTTGATTTACCCTGTTGAGAATTATATTTATCCATTATGTTATCTACAATATCTGTAGGAATACAATCTAAGTCAATCATAAGCTTGTTACGACAAAAGTTACGGTATTGTTCTTCGGTCATAGCACTACGTAACGAATCGACATCAGAAGCATTACCACCACACGCGTCATACCATTCCTTGATTTTCTTAGCACGCATTGGCGTTTGGCGACCACCTTCTACAACAAAAGTATCATCAGCACTAAGCATATTTGGTACTCCATCACTAGTATCACCTTTACAGATATGTTCAAATTTGTAGAATGTTGGATCTTCAATCTTTAGCGCTGCACGTTTCATTGGACTAAATTGCTTTACGTTTGAATAACGCTGCAATTGAATAAAGTCTTTATCAGAAGAAACGATCATAACTGGTTCGTTCTTTCCAAATTCTTGTGTTGATTTAGCAAGGGTAGCAATTACATCGTCGGCTTCAGCGCGATCTACGTGTACTACAGGATAAGGCATTTCTTCTGCGATTTCATCCCGGATTCCATTGAGAAAACCAAAGAACTTGCCCCAATCTAAAGGCGATTCATCGCGGGCAGTTTTCCGTTTAGCTTTATAGTTCGCAAACTTTTCTTTACGCCAAGATGTACTATCACAGGCAATAATCATTTGTCCGTATTCATCACGGAATTTAGTGTTGTATCGTCGTATACTGTTTAGTATCATATGACGAATAAGGCCTTCCTGAATTTCTTCTGGACGATCTTGAGAAAAAATTGCGGCAATTGCTATGCCACTATAGTCGACAATAATCATAATGTAATCTTTCTGTGCTTGTTAGATATCTATTATACTCTAAGTTTCAGGCTTTGTACACCACTTTATTTACTTAAAATCTTCTGCCTTAAGATCCTTTAGGTGACCTCTATGAATCTTTCCGCCAAAAAAGGCGTTATGATATTCGTTAGGTTTAAGAAGTGCATGAGTGTTCATTTGTTCGTAGCATTCCATATAACTCATTACTCCTTTAGATTTGCACAAATGAATAATTTCGCGATGGAAGTGGTCTAAGCCATTTTCTTCTACAATCAATTTTACGGTTTCGCTTGATCCGCAATATGTTTTCCAATCAGATTCCTTTAAAGATCGACGTTTACGGGTTTTACCTTTCAGAGGTGGTTTAGTTACTTTAGAAAAGAAGTTCTTTTTTCCAATGTATTTCATACCTGTAGAAGTATCTGTAACTACGTAGACAAATCCTACTGCATCACCTATCATATCACTAGTAAACTCTTTACCCTTATAAATCCACATGAAGTTATTTATTCATTATATTAACAACAATACTGAATATTAACATCCCTAATGTTAACGTTATCACTCTTCATAGAGTTATTTATTATGCACTACATTAATAGAATCAGTAACATCTATCATATTCACGCGATTTTTTAGTTCCTTATACGTTTTAGTAAAGGCGTTATGATCTTGTGGAGATGTTTTTAAATTGGCTTGCCAAGTTTTTAAAAATTCAAATGTGTTACGCGTATTGTTGAACCATATCCACCCTACTGAAATTTTATTCGAATAGCTTTTAGGAACATTAGTAAAATATCCAATATCGTAGTCAATGGGCGTGTAATTTATTTTTTCTACATAGCAATCAACATCTAACCATAGACACCCATCGGTTTCTTTTAATGCGTTTTCTATTACGTATGGTTTCCATTTGCAATTTGCCAAATGCTGAGTTCTAAACTTCCCGCCTTTTTCACGTGGCCACGGTTTCTTTTCTTCAAGGTGATAAGAAAAACCTAAAGAATTTGCGTTATCAACAAATCTTTTTACGTATTTTGAATATGCCTTTGATTCATCATCACAATAAAAACTAACAATTTTCATCTTCCTTTATCATAATTTTTTTTGGTTGTACCCCACATTTGTTCACAGTATATTTTATCTGTACCAGAATATCTAGGCATCTTTTTTGTATAATGCTCAGGTATAAAATAATGTGATGGAAAAATTTTAACTTTATGAGAATCATTAATGATTTTAGCTAAATATGCATTTCCAGTAGTTTTCCAAGGTTGTCTCAATTGACTTGTGCTTAACTTGTGTAAATCATCAATTATGAATTTAAGAAATGGTGCACCTATTGGGCTGCCAAGTATTGGAGAAACTAAACCAGGCCTAATAATTTCGTGCTCATAAACGGTATAACATGTTTCTTCATCTTCAATAAATAATTCTTCAATATTATTAAGACATACGCTATCCGCACCTGGCATAAACCCACCTTCTTCATACAATAATTCATAACGAACTAAGTCAGCAACACCATGCCAAACTTTTTTACGATAATAAAAATCTATTAAGTGTTGATTGTAAAATTTTCTGTTCTTAAAATCTTCATCTGAAAAGATTCTGTATTCCCAATCTGGATGCTTCTCTTTCCACGAATTCATCCATTTATAAGGTGGTTTATTTGGTCCTACACAAATGTGTCTTAATAGTTTTGGTATATTCATTACGTAATTTACTCTTCGTATTCTTCTTCATCATAATAATCATCAGCCAACTCATGTCCACACATTGGACAAAAGTCTGGCTCAAAATAGTCTAATACACTATCTTCATCCCACTCAACGGAATAAGTAGTTTTACAACATTCACAGTAAAGTTTTTCTAAAGCCATATTAACCCTCGCAAGATGTGCAAGTAAGTAAGTTGCGTGACAACTCCTGCGAAGGATTTGTTCCGCGATGATAATAAAGTGTTTTTACTCCTTGTTCCCAAGCGTAAATAAGAAGTTGATTCGTATCGCGTGGTGGTGTCTTTGGATGAATCATCAAGTTAATGCTTTGCGATTGATCGATATATTTCTGACGGATACCAGCCTGTAATACAATTTCTTTTTGAGATATTTCGCCAAACGTTTTGAATACTTCTTTTTCGTGATCTGATAAGAACATGAGATGTTGAACGCTTCCACCTGTAACTAGAATAGATTTCCATACATCAGACGTATCATGCCCGTGTTCTTTTAATACTTCTTTTAAATAAGGATTCTTATAAGTAAACTTACCTTTTGCAAGATCTTTAACGAAGTAATTACTATTCAAAGGTTCAACACTTGGAGAAACTTGCCCAAGAATAAAAGAACTTGACGTTGTAGGTGCAACTGCTTGAGTTGTCATATTCCTACGACCAGATCCTTTTAGCTTTTCAGGTTCCCCTAAAGTTTTAGCCATTTCACTCGAAGCAAGCATACTTTCTGATTCAATATGACTAAAGATTTGATTCGTTAGCATCTTTGCTTCTAAATCTTCAAACGCAATACTTTTACTTTGAAGATAAGAGTGCCAACCAAGGACTCCAATACCAATTGCTCGTTGTGCCATTGAGAATTTCCGTG